TATCAAAAAACTAATTTTTACAAAAATAAATTATGTTGATACTAAGATTACACAGGTACTTACTGACGATGATGGTATAACTGCTCTCGTAAACGAAGATGGAACCAAATACGAAGCTGATCTATTCATAGATTGCTCTGGATTTGAAAGTATATTACTTGAAAAGACTCTTCGAGAACCATTTTTACCTTATAAGCGTTGGTTAGCTAATGATAGTGCTATGGCAATGCCGGTACAATACAAAGATCCTGAAAAAGAATGTCACCCTTACACAAAAGCAACCGCAATGACCAGTGGTTGGCGTTGGACTATACCAACATACCACAGAATTGGTAACGGATATGTATATTCTAGTGATTTTATTAGCCAAGACCAAGCAGAAACTGAATTTAGGACTTCATTAAACGACTTTGATACACCAATTAAACATTTGAAAATGAAAACAGGCTATCATAAAAACATTGCAAAGAAAAATGTGTGTGCAGTAGGACTTAGTGCAGGATTTGTAGAACCATTAGAAGCAACTGGTATTACTTTTACTACAGCAGTAGTAGAATACATTACAGAACAATTAAACCAATCAGGAAATGTTTGGAGCCCCACTGCTCATAGAAGAATTAACCAGCATTTTCAAATGATGAGTGACGAAATACTTGCATTTGTTTGGGCACATTACTATTATAGTTCAAAGAGCGATACAGATTATTGGAAAGAGATAAGAAATTTAAAATTAGAGGACTTACCTGAAGGATCTCAAAAAATGATATCTAGTTTATTGCCTGCGCCTGCAAGATATTTTATGTATTCTCCTGATAGTATGTTTAGCGTATGTCAATGGTTTAGTATGCTAAAGGCAGGAGGAGCATATGATAACATTGAGCCTTATATTACTGAGAAACAAGAACAATATGGAAAATATTACACTGAAGCTATCTCAAATAAAAATGAATTGGCTGAAAAATATTTTCAAAACCATTATAACTACCTAAAGGGATGGTATAATGGATAGCACATTATTGTTTAGAGCAGACAGTGTATTAAAAGCAGACATAGGAAGCAAAGAACAAAGAGAAGACCTGTTAAAACAAATTAAAGTATCACAAGAGGATACTCCAAACGCTTATAGGTCAAATATAGGTTGCTATCGTAACACTGTTAGTTACAAAGATATAGATTGGCTGTTGGACGTTGTAAAAGATACTACAGATGAATTTTTAGATTTTTATAAAAAACAAGATCCAATGTTTGAAAATATAAATGTGAAGTCAAAAAATTTTGTATATTGGACTAACATTAATGCACCAGGGTCAAGAAATGTTACACACTCTCACAAGAGTGCTAATTTTAGTTGTGTATACTATGTGCAAGGAACAGATTGTGGACCACTTAGGTTAATGAACCCTGCAAATATATTATCTGATTGTAAGCAGACTGCACCTTTTGTTAGAGATGCATACTTTCATCCTAAGGATGGTGATTTAATTATGTGGCCAGCTTGGGTACCACATGAAGTAGAACCTAATTTAAGTAACAGAGAAAGAATCAATTTAACATTTGATATAATAGTCGATTATGAGTAAAGAAAAAATTACTTTTGTAAGTTTAGTACCAGGATTAGCAGATGTATATCCTGTACATGCAGCAAAAAAATATGAAACAAAGTGGATGAATGCCGCAAGACAAGATTACAAATCTGCAATGTCGCAGCAAATAAATCCAAACCATATAATGCAGTGCCCCGGTATATTTGATTTATACAATCACGGATATATAGTTCCTATGTGGCATGATGTAATGATTAAAACTGAAGGACCTGATAATCCATTCAAATGGATGGCGGCCAATATTGAAAGTCTTGCAATTGATGATGTTACTGCACCAGTAGGTAAGCACGAAGAACAAATTACAAAGTACTTACCTAGAAGACATTATAGTATAAAGGGTGTAGTAAAGTTTAATACTCCTTGGAGAATTATTGCACCAAAGGGTGTAAAGTTTTTAATGCTACCTTTATCTTATTCAGACACAAGTAACTTTGATGCAAGTATAGGCATGTTAGATCCAGGCATAAGTAATGAAGTAAACGTACAAGTAAATTGGAATGTATTACAAGGAGAAACTATGTTAAAAATTGGAACTCCCCTGTGTCACCTAATACCTATAAGTGAAAAACAATTTGACTTTGAAGTACGTGATGCTACTGATAAAGACAGAGCCTGGGAAAAGAAAAAGAACTATTTTATGAATATGAGCTTCTTTCCAAAACGTAATGTATTAAAAGATGCTTGGCTCAAACATTTTAGGAAGTAATATGGAAGAAACACAAACTCAAGACTATGTATGGTATGACGTAAAATTTAAAGAACCTAAAGATCAATATAGCTTACGAAAATATCAAACCAAACCAGTTAAGGCTCTAAAATTTATAAATGCATTACTTAAACATAACGAAATTATGTTTTGGTATGATGATAATGGTAAAGAAGAAATGTGTGTGGCTACACTTAAAAATATTACAGATGAACAACTTTTAGATACGCCATTAGAAGTAGTTACGTTTGGTATATACACATATGTACAATGTTATACTATACGAGCTGTTACAGTTCCTAGCAATAACCCTATAAACATACCGATTCGAAAACTAAAAAAGTTTATGTTAAAAAATGATAATGTGTTAGAAATAAGCCAATCGCTTTCATCGTTCGAAGTCATAAACTAATAAATACTGTATAAGATATACAGGTAACATAATATGGCATCAAACAGCGCACCTATTGTTGATAGAATAAGATTAATACCTCGTCCTGATGATTTTTTAGACAGAAATGTTGGATCAAGCGGCGAAGTATTCTATGACAAGGGCACAAAAACTTTAAGATTATATGACGGAAAACTTCGTGGCGGTGCTACGGTTATTACTAATTCTAACCTTAATGAATTACTAAGCTCAACAGGGGTTGCAGCTTTAACTTATACAATTACAGTTGTTTCAGGCATTTCGCCTGATACTGGAAACGTATACGTAGTAGACGGAGTATACAAGCCGGCATTAAATCTTGTTGTTGGATACACATATATGTTTGACCAATCAGATCAAACTAATTTATATTATCCTAATGCTGAAGGCGGAACTCTAAATACACATCCACTTAATTTTAGTGCAGATGACCAAAATGGACCACGAGGCACAGGTACAACATATCTTGACGGAGTTAATTATTATTTAGATGACGACATCGTAACTAAAACAGTATATGATGCAAGATATGCAAAATCTACAAACCGTAAAGTTACAATTACAGTAACAAGTTCAACACCAACTACACTTTACTATTGGTGTACAAATCATAACAATATGGGTAGTACTATTACTGTTTCACCACCAGGCGGTGGCGGCGGTGGTGCAAGTATTGAAGTATCAGACAGTGCACCTACAACTCCAGAAGCAGGAACTATTTGGTTTAAAAGTGACACAGGTAGATTATTTGTTTATGTAAACGACGGAGACTCTAGTCAATGGATACAACCTTCAACACCAGTACCTAATATTTCTACATTCCAAAATGTTACAATAAAAGATAGTGATAGTGCTACTATAGTTGCCGATGTTGCAAATGATACACTAACTTTTGAAGAAGGCGACGGTATAGAATTAGTTATTAACAGTTCTACAAATACTTTGAAAATAAGTTCAACAACCTCCGGCGGTGGTGGTGGTGCTGACCTTGATGCATTTAGTGTTTTAACACAAGCAGCAAGTGGTGGCGGTGAACTTACATACAATAGTAGCACTGGCGAATTTAGTTATACACCACCAAACATTTCCGGACTTGCAGAATCAGATACATTAGATACTGTTATTACAAGAGGAAGCACTACTACACAAAGTATTACGTTAGGAGATGTTGTTGCTGATGATATTACAGCAGATAGTTTTTTAAATTCAGGAGTTGGTTCACCTAGTATAACAAGTGCTACTACATTTACTATGACAGCACCTGATGGAGTTATAGTTACCGGAGGCGCTACTGGCGGTCCTTTTAGATTACCTACTTTTACAAATACACAAAGAGATGCTCTTAGTGCAGTCAACGGAGACTTAATATATAATTCTACTGATAATAGAATACAAGCATATGTTAACGGAGCCTGGAGACGAGTAGACGATTCAGCTATTGTGTAGGATAAAGTATGGAAAAAGAATACGCAGTAATAGTTAAAAAAGGTATAAACTTAGTAGAAGTAGAAGAAGACTTAAAAGCATCTACAGGGTCTGGAAATATACCTAATAGGTCTGTTGACGTAGAAAATGCAAGACCAGGATCAACACGTATTACACATTTTTCTTTAACAGATGAAGAAGCAATCGAACTTGCTAACGACAGTAGAATAGAAGCAGTTGAGATTCCACCAGATCAAAGAGATGATATTAAAATAGTACGGTCAGCATCACAGGCAGGTATATTTTCAAAAAACGGAACAGTAAACAATGCAAATAATAATTGGGGACTAAGACGTTGCATAGAAACTACAAATTTATTTGCAGATAATGAATCTCTTTCAACACCTTATAGATATGCATTAGACGGAACAGGTGTTGATATAATAATACAAGACAGTGGAGTAGAACCTTTACATCCTGATTGGCAAAATGCATCTGGTGTTACAAGATATGTATCTACAAACTGGTATACTGAATCAGGATTATCAGGTACACAAAACGCTAATCACGACAGAGATTTTGACGGACATGGAACAGTATGTGCAAGTATAATTGCTGGTAAAGTTTATGGTTGGGCAAAAAATGCAACTATAAGAAGTCAAAAGTTATCGGGCCTAGAAGGGTCGGGTGATAGTAGTACAGGTATTCCATTAGCAGATGCATTTGACAGTATTAGACTTTGGCACAATGCCAAAGGTGTAGATCCTGCAACAGGATACAAACGACCAACAATAGTAAATATGAGTTGGGAATATCTTGCTGAACAAATAGGAGATCCTACAAGTGGTACATACAGAGGTACAGCTTGGACCTGGGGAGTAGATTATACAACAGATGCAGCTTTATGGGCAGCAACTGGAGTTGTACCTCCAGCTGTAGGAGCAACTCGAAAAATACCTGTTAGAAATGCTTTTGCAGATGCAGAAGTAGACGACATGATTACAGCAGGTATACACGTAGTAATTGCTGCAGGAAATGATTTTTATAAAATAGACACATCAGCAGGCGCTGATTACAATAATACATTTGTAATTAATGGATCAACATATAATTACCATAGAGGTTCTAGTCCTAATAGCGATACTGCAATTAAAGTAGGTGCAATAGATACAAGCACAATTGATGACGGCGGAGTCTATAAAGATAAAACTGCAACATATACAAATAGAGGACCAGCAGTAGATATATTTGCACCTGGAAATAACATACAAGCAGCAAATAGTACAACAACAGCTTATAGTTCAGGAGACTATCCTACAGATGCAACTTATAAAATTACAAACATAGATGGTACAAGTTTTGCCACTCCTCAAGTTGTAGGAGTTATGGCACTACATGCTCAAATACGTCCGGACTTGACCCCTGCTCAACTAAAAAACAGAATAATAAATGACAGTCAGAACGTATTATACGAAACAGGCAGTGACACTGATTATAATATTTTTTCAACTAGTTTGTTAGGTTCTCCTAACAGAATGTTGTACGGAAAATACGGAAGCACTAACACATGGTCTGCTTCTGGTTCATTTACTTTTAACGGACCTATAAGTGTATAAGGAGATAGAATGCCAACAATAACAATCTCAAGTGACGGTGATCCGTATCCAGCAGAAGCAGGAAATCCGTTAGTCAATGACGGAGTAACAGAGCGTGAAGGTTGGCTAGATGGTAATACAATAGTAACACAATCTCATAATTTTATTTTTGAAGATAGAGCAGGCTTAAACACAGAACAAGCCCATGCAACTGGATTAGATCCTATAGGAATTACAATGAACGGAGTAACATTATATACTTCTAATATTGGAAACACTGTACTACCAGGAGTAGCTGATCAAGCTCCTACAAACTTTAATTGGAATATAGTTCACAAAGAAACAAATTACAAACTTGATCGATCCGGCGGGTATGTTACGTCTAGTGGCCAATATAATTACCGCTCAGGGTCGTTCGTTGTAACAGGTTGGAGAAATCCAAAATTTACAAATAGTAATGCATATTATAAAGATACTTCACACTTAGGAGATAATCTAAGACACACTGATGGACATAGTAAAATTATTGGGTGGATATTTGATGGATACCCTTTATACGGACCATATGGATATCATATTGCAGATTCTAATACTGGCGGCACTGCACAAATGACAAGTAGTTACAGTTTAAAAAGTCAACCTACTGAAGGTAGACTATTTGGTTACCGTCAGCATACAAACGGAAGTTTTGTAGAAGATTATGAATACCGTCCTAATTTAGGTACATTAGATCAATACAATGGCAGATATTGTGTAACACCAGACTATCCTGCAGGTACATATGCATATTTTGTAACTTTTGAATTAAATAATTTTTACAGTCCTGCTTATCCGTATATTGTAGGACCAAGTACTAAGCAACAAAGGTCAGCATAAATACTATGAGAGGTTACTTATGGCAATAAATTTTCCAAATACACCAACACTAAATGAAACATTTTCAGGTGGAGGAAGCACTTGGCAATGGGACGGAACAACCTGGAATTTGATTACAAGTTTAGCAGGTCAAGCAGTATTTAAAACTGTAACAGGATCTGTTGGAAGTGTAACAGCATCAACACCTGACGACACATTAAACATTGTAGGCGGCACAGGTATTTCAACATCTGTCACTGGTAACAATCTAAGTGTTAATTATACAGGCGGCGGTGGCGGCGGTGGCGGAGTATCGCAAAATTTATTTGAAGGTTTCGGAGCAGGCGGCACAGTAGCAACTCCAGGAACACCTAACGATACTTTTACTTTTATTGCTGGAGATCGTATATCATTAAGTCTTGATGCTGGCACAAGCTCACTTACAATTACTGCTGATGATCAAAGCGGTGGAGGTGGCGGTGGTTCAAGTACGTTTAGTGGTACAACTGACGCAACACAAGCAAATTTAACTGTAGCAGAAATATTTGAACCTGCAATAGCAATGTATAGAGTAACAGCAGTTGGAACCGCAGCATATCTTTTTGGAGACCATTACTCAGGAAACAATCCTACTATTCATGCTATAACAGGATTAACAATAGCGTTTGATATTAACGCAGCTGGACATCCTTTCCAAATACAAGACTCAACTGGAACTCCATTAACTACAGGATTATATCATGTAGGTGCAGGAGGAACTATTCAAACAGGCTCCCAAGCTAATCAGCAAGACAATGGTGTTTTATATTGGAGAGTGCCCTACGGCATTAGTGGAACTTATCGTTATCAATGTGTTGCACACGCAGCAATGTTTGGAGCTATTACAATTAAGCAAATTAACTTGCTTTAAAATCTCTTTCAAATTTTTCTAATTGCATTCTTAGATTAACTAATTTTTGTCTTGTTTCTCTAAGTTTACCAGGAGTAATTGTACCATCCGGATATGGAGTATGATGTGTGTCAATATTTTTAGCACACGAAATAAAATCATCTAAGATACTAGACATTGTATTTTTTGATAGTTCAGTTGGTAACTGATCTCTTATGTTCTGAAACGTGTTTAAATCTTTCTTAAACTTGGGATCATCTGTTAATCGTGGAAACATTGTTTTCTCCTAAATTTTTTGCAGGTAGTACTATATGTACATCTTCTTGAAGTTCTCCGTTGTTAACTTCGGACAATGAACCAGTTGCAGACACACATTCAATACTATATGGAACTAATTTCTTTACAGTAGTTGTACCGCCTTCTCCTAGATTATTTTCATATACTTTACCGTCTTTTGTATCTATCCATTTAAAACTAAATTTTCCTTGATTAACAAAATAAGACTTTGTAGTATTGTTATGAAAGACAATATCTGACTTAGCAGGCTTTTCAAAAACAATTACCTTGCCAGTATATTCTTGTGTTTGTGCCCAAGTTATTTCATAACCCCAGTCGTGTCTTTTTATGTTATCTTGCATTTTATACCTTATGTTATTAAATCTATTACTTTGAAAACTGTTTCTAATTTTGTTTGATTTATTTTACTGCTTAGTGTATTACGTAAACCATGATGCAACGGCTTAGGCCACTTTCCAAAACTTACCCATGCATATCCATCATGTTCGTGATTTAATTCTGGTATAAATTCTTCTGGTACTACAACCAAATATGTGTGAAAGCTAAACTTATCATCATTAGATACAAAGGTTTCTAAAGGAATAGTTTTTTTTATTTCTACGTTTCCAATTTCTTCTTTTATTTCTCGCTTTAGGCCTTCCCAAGGAGTTTCTTTGCCTTCGTTAGTGCCGCCAACAAGGCCCCAAAGATTGTTTTTACTACCATTTTGTCGGTGCAAAAACAAAAATCTTTTAGTTTTTAATGAATATAGTAGTGCGCCACTACAAATAATCTTTTCCATACTAGTAGTTATTTTAATATACTAGGCGCCATGTTCCGTTTTGATATTCGCCTTCAAAACTTAATAACCATTCGTTTCCATGGTATTTGTATTGAATGCCTGTATTTAGGTTAGTAGTGTAAAGTGTAGCATTTGATGTGTATGCACTAGCATCAAAAATCACAGTCCAGTTAGTGCCATTCCATTCAATAATATCGTTTTCCTGAGCAACAAAATCAGTGCCGTCGTTGTTTTTCCAAGCATCAGGACCGTCATACACATAGTTGTCAGGCGTTTCACCAACATCTTGTCCTACGTTAGGACTTGGGTTAATATCTGCTAAAATTAGTATTCTTGGGTTGCCTGCCTTTAGTGTAGTAGGATTTGTTTTGTAAGGATCAATTATATAATCAATCTTATTTTTGTCTCCAAGAGAACTATTAATAATTGTATCTGTAGGTAAAGTGTCAGCGTCCCAATTAACAATTAATTCGTATTCGTTTGCAGAATTTATAGCAACAGTACCAGTAATTTCAGTACTATAGTCAGCTCTTCTTAATTTAATTTGTGTTATACCAGATCTAAATTCATCCGGAATACTTTTTAAATATCCAGTCCATGTTTCGCTTTCTACTACTCCATTTTTAATAAGTTTAGCTTTACTATCCATTATTAGTATATTATAATTGTCATGACTATTTTCAAAAACTACATCAACATCAGCTTTAAAAGGCTCATTATTTTCTTTAGCATACTCAATAGATCCAGTGTCGCTTATATCAACTCTTGTTTTTATATTGTTCTGTTGTAAATTATCTTGGAATGCTTGTGTTATTGGACGTGAAAGATCTACTTCTATAGTTCCTTCTGTTTCGTTGAATATACTTTGAATAATAGATGTAATTACACCTAAACGTTTCACCTTTACAGGTGGGCTTAGGTATATTGGAGTTTTCAAAGTTAACTGTGCAATATCAATTTCTGATTCAGTACCAACAGGTATTGATCTATTTGAAAATTGGACTTGTTCTAGGTTTACAACACTTAAACTAGTCCAGTCAATATAGTTATCTGTAGTTTGAATTTCTAAACTAGGATTAAATAACATCAATATTTGTTCTAATATTTGTAATTTTTGATCAGTATTTGTTGACCAAATATCCACATTAACTGTAAGGTTATAAGGAGTGGGCATCAAACGTTCTACAGTATAATTTTTACCTTCTTTGTTAAGGTACTCATTACCGCTAGTATCATATTTAAGTTCTCTAATATTTAATTTATTAACATAACTACTATCTGCTAACCTAGCATTGTCCATTTCTAACCCAGTAATGTAAACAGACATCCTTGGTGCACTTGGTATTTTATTTTCACTATTGTCTCTTATAATACTTGCAACTTGTCTAGTAAGGTCACCGTACATAACTGGTATTGTAGTCAAGGTACCATCGCCTGATTTGTAAGAAAAATTACTCATTAACCTTACAATTTGAGTAATATAACGTCTAATTTGTCCATCATAAAAATGTTGCATTAGTTATCCGCCTTTGGTCTAAGTGCTTGTGATAAACTTTGTTTCTCTTTAACTGTTTCACCGCTAATGGTATTTGTTGTACTGTTATTTACAAATGTACCTTTTTGCGTTTGTCTAGATGAACTATTTGTCATAGACATACGTACATTATCTTCTTGTTTAACCCATCTTGCTCCGTCAAATCTAAACAATCTATTAGGTAAAAAATCTGTTCTTAAAAAATAATCACCTTCTGTAGTACTAGAAGGAAAAGTAATACCGTGTCCAAAACTTTCACCATTTGGAGGTATTCCGTCACCTAACAGATACCCTTTATACCCATCTTTTGCAGGGCCTGGCATAGTGTCTGGTATTTGGTCACTATCAGTATCTACTAATTCTGTATTGCCATTTTTGTCTAATTGCAAACTAAAGAAATGGCTAGTATCATAACCCGAACTAGACGCATCAGCTTCTGCTTGATTTAATACTGCTTCATTAATTTGCATTTCTTTTTCGTAAGTAGAAAGTGCATCTCTCAATGTTCCTTGTCCTGGAGCATCTGCATCCATAGGCAAATCTAATATATCTTTAAACTCTTGTGAGTCAACTATTTGTTTTAATTTTAATCTGTACAAATGTGGATACCAAGTATGACTAAAGCCTTCTGCTGCTCTAGTAACTTCTTCAATCACATAATATCTCTTAAGAGCTACAGCATAATCATTTGCTGCATATTCATCTTTAAGATGTGGCAATTCTATAACATCACCTGACATTAACTTACGTCCAACTGTCTTTACACTACTATTAATATGTACTGTCATAAACAGTGTATCATTTTGTAGGAATAGTCCAAACTGTGATAAATTAAAATCAATATCCTGTACATTATACATACCTCGTATAGTATAAATGTCTGGATCATACTTTCTATCTCTGTTTTCAAGGAACAATAAGTCTTGTATATTTGTTTCTTTCACAGCATCGTACTTAGGTTGATCAGCTGTAGCATCAGCTTCACTAGGACTAGTAGCCCCAATGTACTTGTGAATATTTACATCTGTACCACCTATAGTAAACATTTCTAGAATACGATTATCTAAAAATTCGTAGTCTTTTGTTTTCTCTGGTTTATATAAACTTAATCTTGGCATATACATATTTATCGATAGTACACTAATACGATAAATACTAATGGAGACTATACATATGGCTTTAAACACAACAATGAAACAAAAGATTTTTGATTACGTTAATACGTTCTTAGGTGGAGGAATGGTTGATGTAGAACTAGATCCAATACATTATGAAACTGCTTTAGGCAAAGCATTGTCACGTTTTAGACAAAGAAGTGATAATAGTGTTGAAGAATCATATATGTTTATGCCAACTATTATAGATCAAAATACTTATAAATTACCAAACGAAGTAATGGAAGTAAGACAAATATACAGACGTTCAATTGGTTCACGTTCAGGTGGCGGCGATGGCGGAACATTGTTTGAGCCGTTCAACATGGCATACACTAACACTTATTTGTTGTCAAGTTCCAATCTAGGCGGACTTGCTACATACGATATGTTTAGTCAGTACCAAGAACTAGTAGGTAGAATGTTTGGTTCATTTATTGAATTCAAATGGAATACTGCAACTAAAGAACTTACAATATTACAACGCCCAAGAGCTGAAGAAGAACTATTACTAGAATGTTACAACTACAGACCAGACGAGCAGTTAATGGAAGACTATCTAGTACAGCAATGGATTAAAGATTATACACTAGCAAGTTGTAAATATATGCTAGGCGAAGCACGTAGTAAATTTGCTACAGTAGCAGGACCACAAGGAGGTTCAACTCTAAATGGTGATAATCTTAAAGCAGAAGCACAAGCAGAGATGGAAAAACTTGAAGATGAAGTTAAACTACAAGTTGCTGGCGGCGTAGGATACGGCTTTACAATAGGCTAAAAAATCACTTGACATTGCTATTATAATTGTGTATAATATACATAAAGTTTAAGGAAATTTTATGATAATAGGTATATGCGGATTAATTGGTAGTGGCAAAGGTACTGTTGCTGATACTCTAGTTAATGAATATAAATTTACAAAATTAAGTTTTGCAGACAAACTAAAAGATGGTGTATCCGAAGTATTTGGTTGGGACAGACAAATGCTAGAAGGAGATACTGAAGACAGTAGAGTTTGGAGAGAAGAAAAAGATACTTTTTGGAGTGCAGAAACAGGTAAACATATTACTCCAAGATTAGTACTTCAACTTTTTGGAACTGACTGTATGCGAAATGGATTTGATGACAGTATTTGGGTAAGCCTTGTAAAGAAACAAATTGCTCAACGTCCTAAGACAAATTTTGTAATTCCTGATGTACGTTTTCCTAACGAAGCAAATATGATTAAAAGCATTCACGGCGAAGTTTGGCGTATAAGACGCGGAGCAGATCCTGTATGGTTTAGAATGTATCAAGATATTGGAGTAGAGCCAAAAGATGTACATGCTTCTGAATGGGCTTGGGCAAACATAAATTTTAATAATATTATCGACAATCAAGGAACTAAAGAACAACTTAAAAGTCGGGTACAAGATCACCTTGCTTCCAGCGACTTCCTTGCCTCTGCATAACTCTTTGACAGTTAGCACATATAGTTTTTAAATTATTATAGTGTGCATTATTTAAGTTACCGTCTATATGGAATACATTAAACTGTTCAGGATACTTACTTGAAAAATTGCATTTTTCGCAACTAGTTTTCTTATGATAACCTGCTTGTTTCCATTTTGGCACTCCAAAATTAACACCATTACGTAGGCATCGTTCACACTTTTTACGATAATAAGTGCGACCATTTTTTTTATAATTTATTGCTGCAGGATGTTCTCCGCACTTACATAAAGGTCTCATATTGTATTTACCACACCTTTTCGATCCCTTTTCCTATGGTATTTAATACCATAATTCATCTGACTTTGCTAAATACATTTAATACAAGTACCATTAGGAGAAAAACATGGCTTTAACATCACCAGGCGTACAGGTTAGCGTAATTGACGAGAGTTTTTATACTCCGGCAGCTCCTGGCACTGTACCAATGATATTTGTTGCTTCATCAAGCAACAAAAAGAACGCGGCTGGCACAGGCACAGCAGCAGGAACATTAACAGCGAATGCAGGCAAACCATATCTACTAACTTCACAAAGAGATTTAGCAGATACTTTTGGAGATCCAGTATTCCAAACAGATACAAATAACAATCCAGTACACGGCGGAGAGCTTAACGAATATGGCTTACAGGCTGCATACTCTTTATTAGGAGTTAGCAACAGAGCATATGTAGTAAGAGCAAACATCGACTTAGCTGAATTAAGCCCAAGTGCAACTGCACCTTCGGCAAATCCAACAGCAGGAACATACTGGTTAGATACACAAACTTCTACTTTTGGAGTTCAACAGTGGAATTCAGCAGCACAAACTGTAACAGGCGGACAAAGTTTTACAACTAAGACTCCACTTGTTATTACTGATTCAACATTAGTTGAAGACGGTGGAATAAATGCAAACGGAACAGACGGAAAAATACCAAAACAATCAGTAGGCGCAATAGGTGACTATGCAGTTGTTTCAAGAAGTACTGTAAACAGAATTTTTTACAGAAACGCTTCAGGTGTTTGGGTATTAGTTGGTAGTGATGCATGGACAAAAAGTTGGCCTACAATTAAAGGCACATCTGCAAATCCAACATTTGCATCTACAGCCAATATTTCAATTAACGGTGTAACAGTAGCAATAAACGATTCAGATGCAGTTAGTGATGTTGCTGCAACTATTAATGGTTTGAGCATTACTGGTGTTACAGCAGCGGCAGTTGACAGTAGATTAGAAATCTACAGTGATGGTACTGGATCGGCAGCAGCTGATTCAACTCAAGGTGGCGACATCTTAATTGCTGGCGATAGCACATTACTTACTGAGCTAGGAATTACAGCTGGAACATATTTTCCACCTGCACTACAAGTTTCTAAGCATACAAGTGTACCAGAATTTAAAACATCTGATACTTACACACGCCCAACAGGAAGTGTATGGTTTAAAACTACAAGTCCAAACGGTGGAGCAAGATTAAGAGTTAAAGTTTGGAACAGTGCTACATTATTATGGGACGCAGTTGATGCACCATTATATGCTAGTAACGAAGACTCTATTTTTAACTTAGATAAAGCTGGTGGAGGCACTGGTATTGCAAACGGCGCTATTTACGCAATGACAAACACTGCGGCAGATGCACAGCCATTAGCAACATTTAAATTGTTCAAACGTAACGGCGTTGCGCCAACTACAATATCAAGTGCAGTAATTACTGCATCATCTATATCATCAGGTACACATACATTTACTATGGCATCTAGTGATAACGGCGTAGCAACATTTAGTACAACAGCAACAGTATCATTTACTGCTACTGGTGCAACAGCAGACGCATCTGTACTTGCAGCAGCAATTAATAATGCAAACGTTGAAAATGTTTCAGCAGAAGTTACAGCTCAAAATAGAGTTATTATTAAACATGCATTAGGCGGTGATATTAAATTAGTTGATACTGATGCAAAATTACTTGCAGCAGGATTTACAGCATTTGTAAGTTCAAGCAGTGGTACACCTAACTTGTACTACGAGGCAGGAACTAACGGTGACACAAATCCAAATCAACTTAGAGCAAGTTTATGGAAATCAGTTAGTGATACAGGTACTGCATTCTACACTGCTTCTAATGATGCACCAAGTGCATTAGCAACTAACGGCCAATTATGGTACAATTCAGTTGTTGACGAAGTAGATATGATGATACATAATGGTTCAACATGGGTAGGATACTTAGATAGCACATCACCTTATTATGATGCTGACGATACTAAGAAAACTGATCCAGCAGGACCAATAGTAAGTGCAACTAAACCTACACTACAAAGTGACGGTACTGCATTAGTAACTGGGGATATTTGGATTAGTACAGCAGACTTAGAAAACTATCCACAAATTTATGTGTACAACAATAACTTAACAAATACTCCAGCAGCAAACAGATGGGAACTTAGAGACAAAGCAGACCAAACAACTGAAGATGGTATATTATTTGCAGATGCACGTTATAATACAGCAGGCGCAAATAGTAACACTGAAGGTGAAATTGGTACATTGTTAACAAGTAACTTCTTAGACTTTGACGCTCCGGATCCAGCACTATATCCAAAAGGTATGTTGTTATGGAATCTAAGACGTTCAGGATTTAATGTTAAGAAATTTGTTCGCAATTATGTTGACACATCTGCAGATAACGGTAGAGCAAGTGACGAATCAATGGAATCGTATTACGAGCACCGTTGGGTTACAGAATCTGGAAACCAAGAAGATGGTTCAGGTAGCTTTGGACGTAAAGCACAACGTAAAGTTATTGTTCAAGCAATGCAAGCAGTAGTTAACAGTAATGATGACATTAGAGATGATGAGTCAAGATTGTTTAACTTAATGGCATGTCCAGGTTATTCAGAACTAATTGGCGAAATGATTAGTTTGAACTATGATAGAGGCTTAACAGCATTTATTTTAGGTGACTCACCATTTAGATTAACACCAGATGCAACTTCATTAAATGAATGGGCAACTAACGTTAACGCAGCAGTTGAAGACAATGATAGAGGACTTGTAAGTAGAGATGAATACTTAGGTGTATTTTATCCTGCAGGATTTACAAGCGACAACTTTGGTAACAACGTTGTAGTTCCAGCTTCACACATGATGCTAAGAACTATTGCACTAAGTGACCAAGTTAGCTTTCCATGGTTTGCACCAGCAGGTACAAGACGTGGCGGAGTTACAAACGCAAGTTCAACAGGTTACATTAATAGCGAAGGCGAATTTAATGCAGTAGCACTAAATGAAGGTCAAAGAGATACACTTTACAGCAACAACATAAACCCAATTACGTTTATTACAGGTGCTGGACTTGTTAACTTTGGACAGAAAACTCGTGCAAGAGGCGCTAGTTCTTTAGATAGAATTAACGTGGCTCGTTTGGTTATCTACTTACGTAGTCAACTTAATCAACTTGCTAAACCTTACATTTTTGAACCAAATGATAAAATCACACGTGATGAGATCAAACAAGCAGCAGAGAGCTTAATGCTTGAGCTTGTTGGTCAAAGAGCATTGTATGACTTCTTAGTTGTATGTGATGAAAGTAATAACACACCTGCAAGGATTGATAGAAATGAACTATACTTAGACATTGCTATTGAACCTGTTAAAGCAGTTGAGTTTATTTACATTCCATTGAGACTCAAAAATACTGGCGAAATAGCAGGACTTTAATTGGATAAATACATTTAGATTAGGAGCAGATTATGGCAATATCAACATTAAGCAAAATTACAGTCCCTTTAGCGAGCGGAGATTCCGCAAGCAATCAGGGCTTGTTGATGCCAAAACTACAATACCGCTTTAGAGTGAGTCTTGAAAATTTTGGGGTATCAACACCAAGTACTGAACTTACAAAACAGGTTATAGACGTAACTCGACCAAACGTAAGTTTTGAACAAATGACTATAGACGTTTACAACTCAAGAGTTTACCTTGCTGGTAAACACAGTTGGGAACCAATTTCACTTAACTTACGTGAAGATGTTAACAACAACGTTCAAAAACTTGTTGGTGAACAACTACAGAAACAATTTGATTTCTACGAACAGTCAAGTGCAGCATCAGGACAAGATTATAAATTTACTACACGTATTGAAATCTTAGACGGTGGTAACGGTGCTAACACACCAGCAGTATTAGAAACATTCGAATTATACGGATGTTATTGTGAAAGTGCAAACTATAATAGTTTAGCATACAGTAACTCAACTGATCCTGTAAGTGTTACACTTTCAATACGCTACGATAATGCAATACAGACACCGCAAGGCACTGGCATTGGAACAGCAGTTGGACGTAGTGCTGGTACTTTAGTAACAGGTGGCGGTTAATAAATATTAACTAATCTGCTTAAACTATTCAAAGGGGAGTTTAACACTCCCCTTTTTTATTATCTACCCATATAACTTATAAGGATAAATATTTATATGAGCAAGTTTACAGGTTTCTTAGATAACGTAGCACAAGGTGCATTAAATCCAAAAGGTAATTTAGGCGATTGGCAACATGCCGCTAGACTATTTACAGATGGTGATCAACGCCTTGCACCTAAAACAAAATTTCTTTATCATGTATTTTTTGAAGTAGATCCTGTAGCCGCAGGCATATTACCATCCTTTAGTCAAAAGCAAAGAACAGAAGTTGGCATGCTAGTAAAATCTGCAGACTTACCTAAGTATACTGCACAAACTTCTACAGTAAAAAAATATAATAGAAATAAAAATGTACAAACAGGTATTGCTTATGATCCTGTGAATATTACGTTTCATGACGATAATGCAAGTTTAACAACTGCAATGATACAAGCATACTATAGATACTATTTTGCTGACGGTAACCAATATCTAGATAATGGAAGAGCTTTCGCAAAATCACCTGATAGCACTTATGAAGGTCCGTCTAGAAACAAATATAAATTTGGTATGGATAATAACAATCCTGGCAGACCTTTCTTTAGAAGTATTAAAATAACACAATTAAGTAAAAAAGAATATTTAACATATACACTAGTCAATCCAATATTGACCAACTGGGCACACGATACAGTAAGTTCATCTGATGGTGGCGGCACTATGGAGAATAGTATAACAGTTGCTTACGAAGCAGTGTTTTACGATCAAGGATCTGTACAAGAAGGCGGTCCAGGAGCACCAACCGGTTTTGGAAATACACACTACGATGTTACACCTAGTCCAATTAGCTTACAAGGTGGAGGACAATTAGGTTTAGGAGGTATATTCGGAGGCGCACTAGATTTATATGGCTTTATAGCAAGAGGCGAGAATTTTTCTAATCCGTTACAAGCTGGATTAGCTGCAGCAAACTTAATAGGAAATATAAGAAATTTATCTAAAGATGGAATACGCCAAGCAGGATTTAATGCACTCACTGATGCTATTGGAAGAACAGCAGGTATTGATGTAAGTGGAGTAGCAAATACGTTTTTTCCAAAAAACGGAGGCTCAGGCGGCGCAAAGGACTTAGCATTAGCAACAGTAGCAGTTGCAGGTTTATCAGCAGTAAGCAAAACAGTTCAAGCACAACAACTTGCAAACAATCCATCTGCAGCAACGTCCGCAATGAAGAACCAGTTTACAAAAGATTACTTAAATAATGGTGGATCGGGTGTAAATGGTAGATCTGCAGCATATGCTAATTTACCTGACACTGCACTTGAAAATCTTAACCAAACTGTATTAGGAAGATAATATGTCTAGTCTACCATCACAGCCAAATACTAATGACACTAAAGTAAACCAATTTTTTGATCAATACTTTAACCAAAAATTAAGTTACCCTGCAAATGAAGTAGATGCAGTAATTGCTTTTTTTGACAAAAGAGGTTTTGATAAAAATGCATCTATAAGTACAGCAGGTGTTTTACTACAACAATCTAAGTTAGATAATGTTAAAGTATTTGAATTATTAGATACACTTAAAGGTTTAGAGGCTGTTCAACTTAGTGCAGTTGTTACAGAAATACTTAACTATAATAGATTAAAAACTAGTACTTTAGGATACAAAGTAAAAAATACTGCAAACAAAACTGAAAAAAGAAATATCATTCTCTAATGGCTAAGTTTGCCCAGGGAAAGTTTGTACCAAAATTTCCAGAAAAATATATAGGAAACAGAACACCAACTTATAGAAGCGGATGGGAATTTGCCTTTATGAGGTTTTGCGATTCAAACGAAAATATTGCTAAATGGGCAAGTGAAGCAATAAAAATTCCTTATAGAAATCCATTAACAGGAAAATATTCAATTTATGTTCCTGATTTTTTTATTGCATACACTGATGCAAAAGGAAAACAACATGCAGAACTTATTGAAGTTAAACCTAGTAATCAAGCTATAAAAGAAAAATTAGGTAGATCAAAACACAATCAAGCCCATTATATTATTAACCAAGCAAAGTGGGAAGCTGCTACTGCATATTGCAAACAAAATAAAATAGTTTTTAGAGTTGTCACCGAACAGGATATATTCCATAATGGCAAGCGATAATAGACAAAGTATACCAAATGTATAAAACCGATATTTTTTTGTACGATTACGACTTTGATAAATAATAATAGCAAATTATGGTGCAATCATGACAAAAAAATTAGAAGAACTTCTAAACTTACCTGAGTCAAAAGAAATTATTGAAGCAGATAACACTAGTAAAAAACAGCAAGCAGTTGTTGAACATAACGAAACAATAAGAGATATTGCAGAGTTTGACAAAATTGCTAGTGCATTGCCTAGTGTTAAAGGTTTAGGCGAAAAAGCCGACAGTGAACTTAATGATATTGCAGAAAGGGCACTACAAAGCTACGAAGATTTAATGGATTTGGGTATGAATGTTGAGTCAAGATACTCAGGTAGAGTCTTTGAAGTAGCAGGCGGTATGTTAAAGACATCATTAGATGCTAAAGTTGCAAAGATGGACAAAAAATTAAAAATGGTTGAATTGCAACTTAAAAAGGAAAAATCGGATAAAGATTCCGGTGCCGACGGCAGTATTGTGCAAGGCGAAGGCGTAATTGTTACGGACCGTAATAGTTTATTAGAAAAACTAAAGAACATGGATAAATAGTATTAGTATAGGAATACAGTTATGAAAAATTTTACACAATTTTTGACAGAAGCTCAAAAAACATATAAATTTATGATCAGAGTTGCTGGTGATTTACCAGAAGCATTTGCGGATCATATGGAGCAACACTTAGGACGTTTTGATTTAGTAAATCTAAGTTCAGGCAAAAGAAGTCCAATATCAGAGAAACCGTTAGACTTTCCACAGCTAAGTAATTTAGAAGTTACGCAATACGAAGCAGAATTAAGCTACCCAACAACATCACATCATTTAGAAAAGTATCTAGTTGATAACTGTACTGTTCCACATTCACATATTGTTGTAAGAGGAGAAAACGATCCTGTTGAAAGACAACAAATGGAAACAGAAGATAAACCATATGAAGCAGTATTAGGTACTGAAGACATGGGCGGAGAAAGTGCTCAAGAAAGCGTTGCAGGCAATAGAGTAATGGACCTACTAAAAGAATTAGAAGGCGTCCGCAAAGAAAAAGATATTAACCACATGGAAGGTGTCCCGGCAGGAGAGTCTAAGGATATAGACGACACACCAAACAACACAAGCCCTGTAGGGAGTAAAAAATGAAAAGTATTAAAGATTTAATTAAAACAGCTGATGCATACGGTATTGAAACAAGAGCATTACAAGAAAAACGTGAAGCTGAAATGCAAGAAGGTTGGTTTGACGACCTTGTAGCCTACGGTAAAAAAGCATTAGGTTTAGACGACGAAACTGCAAAAGCAGCAGCTGATACAGTACAAAAGAAAACAGGCGCTGACCCAAAAGCAGCAACAGCCGCAACAGCAGGAGTTGACGGACCAGCTGATGCAGCAGCTGCAACACAAGACACCGCACCACAAGGCGGTGGAGCAGATGCAGGCCAAGCAACAGCAGGAGTTGACGGTCCAGCAGACGCAGCCGCAACACAAGCAACAGCAGGAGTTGACGGTCCAGCAGACGCAGCCGCAACACAAGCAAGTGCAACACCAGCAAGTACTGCTAGTTTGATGAAACAATATCAAGACGGCGGCAAAAAAGCAATGCCTGAAATTAAAAAGTTACAACAAGACTTATTAGATGCAGGATTTGATCCAAATGGCGTTGACGGCAAGTACGGTAATGGTACATTTAAAGCAGTACAAGATTTCCAAAAGTCAAAAGGTTTATCAGTTGACGGAGCAGCAGGTCAAGAAACACTTGCGGCATTAGCCGGCAATACTGCAACAGCAAAAGCACCTGGTGCAGCACCAGCAGGACCAGATCCAGAAACACAAAAAACAATAGATGCATTAAACAACTTATTAAAACAAATGGAACCTACACCAGATGTAGCACAGGGTGGACCAGAAGTTATATCAACTAGTGCAGATCAAGATTTAATTAGTTCTATGCGTGGCACATTACTATTAGTAGAGGCTTTTATGTTTGAAGCTACTGAAGAGCAAATCAAACAATTAGGCGACCTTTTAAATCAATTAGGAGGCACTGCATGGGCGCAAGCAAATGGTGCAGAATATCAAAAGTATATAGACAGAGTAAATGT